ATGTGGCGTCATATCGCCGCAAACGGGCTGAGCTTTCTGATTGTCGCGCTGTTCTTGCTGGCCGGTGCCGTCGCATGGGGCACCCGGCAATATAGCGCGCCCGGCCCGTTGGCGGCGGCGATCTGCCTGGAAGTCCCCGAGGGGGCCGCGAATACGGATGTTCTGACCGAAACCCTTTTGGAGAAGGGGGCAATTTCGTCGGGCTTCGTCTATGAGGCGGGTGCGCGTTACAGCGAAAAATCAGGGAGCATCAAATTCGGACGCTTCCGGGTCCCCGAGGCGGCATCCATGGAGGAGATCGTTGATATTGTGACCCGTGGCGGGCGCAATACCTGTGGGGCCGAGGTGATTTATCGCGTGGGGATCAACCGGACCGTCGTGGATGTCCGCGAGCTTGATCCTGCGACCAATGAATTTGTCGAGCTGGATAGTTTTGTCGTGGCCGAGGATGCGCCTCCGGTCTCTTATCAGGACGTAAAGACGGACGGCAGTGCGACCTATCGGGTCGTTATCGCGGAAGGCGCGACGAGCTGGCAGATTGCCAACGCCCTGGGAGAGATTGATATCTTGCGTGCTGATGTCACCGACGCGCCGGCAGAAGGGTCATTGGCGCCGCGAGACTATGATGTCAACGAAGGGGATACGGTCTCTTCGGTTTTGACGCGCATGCAGGAAACACAGGCCGGGATATTGGCAGACGCCTGGGAGAACCGGGCCGATGACTTGCCGCTGGACACGCCGGAAGAGGCGCTGATCCTGGCCAGCATTATCGAAAAGGAAACCAGTGTCCCCGATGAACGCAAGCAGGTCGCGAGCGTTTTTGTGAACCGTCTGAACCGCGGGATGCGTTTGCAGACGGACCCGACTGTCATCTATGGCATCACCCGTGGTGAGGGCGTTTTGGGCCGTGGATTGCGCCAAAGCGAGCTGCGCGCGGCCACGCCGTGGAACACTTATGTGATTGAAGGTCTGCCGCCGACACCCATCGCCAACCCCGGACAGGCCGCGATTGAGGCGGCTCTCAATCCTGATACGACCCCCTATATCTTTTTTGTTGCTGATGGGACCGGTGGCCACGCCTTTGCCACAACCCTCGAAGAACACAATCGCAATGTTGCGCGTTGGCGTGCGATTGAGGCACAGCGCGAGAACGATGGCTAAGCTACTGAGTATATGACAAAAAGCTTAACGAAGCGGCCGCATGGGCCTGTCGGTTTGATTGACTTTTGGGACGATCTGACCTAATCTGAACAAGCTAGATGGCCTGTGTTGAGTGATCTCGACCGGTGCCCCTCGGCCGTAACGGAAATTTCCTTACAGGCTTGATCACCATGAAGAAAAGAGACGAACCGCAGCAGCTTGCTGCGGAATTGGCTGCCGAAAGGCTGGCTGAAGTTGAGCGTTTGTCGCGGGATGTCAGACGGGCGCTTGAGGACATGCGCGACCTTGCGCGCAACACCCCTGACATGAAACCGAAAACCCTTGCTGACAAGCTTGACCAGGTTCACGCGGCCCACCTTCGGGTGCTGCGTGCTGAAGATGCATTTCGTGAAAAGATAGGAACAGACAGTGATGCAGAAGCCATCGATCATGACGCCATCCGTGCTGACATCGGGCGCCAGCTTGATCGCCTCCGCGAGAGCCTCGCGGCAGAGGGCATTCCTCGCGAGGCTGACGGCGGATCAACTTGAGGCACTGCCGTATCTGTTCGAGTTCTGGGCCATGCCGCATCAGATTGAACCGCGGGGCGACTGGCGTACCTGGGTGATCCTGGGAGGGCGCGGCGCGGGCAAGACCCGCGCTGGCGCTGAATGGGTGCGCAAGGCGGTCGAAGGGCCGCTGCCTCGTGCGCCGGGCAAGGCCCGTCGTGTGGCGCTGGTCGCGGAGACCCTGGATCAGGCGCGTGAAGTCATGGTCTTTGGCGACAGCGGCCTGATGTCGGTCTGTCCACCGGATCGCCGCCCGGACTGGATTGCGGGCCGCCGGTTGCTGGTGTGGCCCAATGGGGCCGAGGCGCAGCTGTTTTCTGCCCATGATCCCGAAAGCCTCCGTGGCCCGCAATTTGATGCAGTCTGGGCGGATGAGCTGGCCAAGTGGCGTCGGGGGGGCGAGGCCTGGGACATGTTGCAGTTTGCCCTGCGGCTGGGCGACAGCCCGCGCGCCTGCGTCACCACGACGCCGCGCCAGTCGCAGATGTTGCGCGAATTGCTGGAACTGCCCACCACCGTTGTCACCCATGCGCCGACGCAGGCGAACAGGGCCAATCTGGCGGATAGTTTCCTCAGGGAGATTGAAGGGCGCTATGGCGGCACGTCCCTGGGCCGTCAGGAGATCGAAGGTGTGATGCTGGCCGAGGTGGAGGGCACGCTTTGGTCGGTGGATGATCTGGCGCGGTGTCAGGTGGCTGACAGGCCGGAACTTGACCGGATTGTGGTGGCAATTGATCCGCCGGGGACGTCGCATGCGGGGTCGGATGAATGCGGGATAGTCGTTGCCGGTGCAAGGATGACGGGTGATCTGCGCGATTGGCATGCGGTGGTCCTGGAGGATGCCAGCGTGTCTGCTGCGCGACCGTCAGTCTGGGCAGAGGCTGCGATTGCGGCCATGCGCAGGCATGGCGCTGACCGGCTGGTGGCTGAGGTGAACCAGGGTGGCGATATGGTTGAGGCGGTGGTGCGCAGTGTCGATGCGATGGTGCCCTATCGGTCTGTTCATGCCAGCCGGGGCAAGGTGGCCCGCGCAGAGCCGATTGCAGCGCTTTATGAACAGGGCCGGGTGAGCCATCTGCGCGGGTTGTCTGTGCTGGAGGACCAGATGGGGTTGATGACCTCTCGGGGGTATGAAGGCAAGGGGTCGCCGGACCGCGTCGATGCGTTGGTCTGGGCGCTGTATGACCTGATGATCGAGCCTGCTGCGAAATGGCAAAACCCCAGTATTCGTGGGCTGTAGGAGTGTTGCGCGCGGTGGCGTGCGGTGCGCCAATCTTTCCCTCATCCCTTTGATGCAAATTGTTTTTCGTGAACAGCAGATGGTCACCAGCGGCCGGCATCAGGAGTTTTGAATGTTTGAGTTTTTAAACCGTACCACGCCCGAACCGGCCCCGGTTGAGGTGAAGACCTCGGCCACGGGGCGCGTGATGGCGATGTCTGGTGCCGGTCGTGTTGCCTGGTCGCCGCGCGATGTGGTGTCGCTGACACGGGCCGGGTTTTCAGGCAACCCGGTTGGGTTTCGGGCGGTGAAGTTGATAGCCGAGGCCGCAGCGGCCCTGCCTGTGGTTTTGCAGGATGCGGACCGCCGCTATGAGAGCCACCCCGTCCAGGCGCTGTTGGCGCGTCCGAATGCAGGGCAGGGCCGGGCGGAACTGCTGGAGGCCCTGTTCGGGCAGATCTTGTTGACGGGCAATGGCTATCTGGAGGCGGTGGCAGATGATGCGCTGCCGGTTGAGATGCACGTGCTGCGGTCCGACCGGATGTCGGTTGTGCCGGGGGCTGATGGCTGGCCGGTTGGCTATGAGTACCTGGTGAACGGGCGCAAGCATCGCTTCAACGTCGCAGAGGGGCTGAGCCCGATTTGCCATATCAAGAGCTTTCATCCGCAGGACGATCACTATGGGTTTTCGGCATTGCAGGCAGCGGCTTCGGCGATCGATGTCCACAATGCGGCATCGCGTTGGTCCAAGGCTTTGCTGGACAATGCCGCCAGGCCGTCGGGGGCGATCGTGTATCGCGGGGCGGATGGTCAGGCGTCGCTGACGGCGGATCAGTATGACCGGTTGCTGGGCGAGATGGAGACGCAGCACCAGGGGGCCCGCAATGCAGGTCGGCCGATGTTGCTGGAAGGGGGCCTTGATTGGAAACCGATGGGGTTTTCACCTTCTGACATGGAGTTTCAGAAAACCAAGGAAGCCGCCGCGCGAGAGATTGCGACAGCTTTTGGCGTCCCCCCGCCGATGTTGCTGGGCATACCCGGCGATGCGACCTATGCGAACTATCAGGAGGCGAACCGCGCCTTCTATCGCTTGACGGTTCTGCCACTGGCGACCCGGGTGATGAGTGCGATTGCAGTCTGGTTGTCCGATTACAGCGGCGAGGAGCTGGGCTTGCGCCCTGACCTGGACCAGATCCCCGCGCTTTCCGCAGAGCGCGATGCGCAGTGGCGCCGTGTCAGCGAGGCGGGTTTCCTGACGGATGCGGAAAAGCGGTCGCTTCTGGGGTTGCCCGCGCTGGAGGTCGGTGATGGCGCGTAATGTTGTTGAGATGGACGGCAAGCCGCATCGCGATGCGCCGCCGCCGGCATCGGATTTCTGGTTTGCCCAGGTTGATGTTCGGCTTGGCCGCATTGAATTCATGGTGTCCCGCCTGGAATGGCAGGTCTGGATCATTGTCTGCGGCAGTGCCGGGTTACTGGTTTTTGAAATTGTGAAAGCGCTGAGTGGAGTCTCGTCATGAATTTGGAACATAAGTTTTGTGCGCTTGGCAGCGAAGTGACCGTGACCGACGGCACCACGATCAGCGGGTATGCGTCGCTGTTTGGCAAGTCCGATCAGGGGGGTGATATCGTCGAGAAAGGGGCCTATGGCGCCTCTCTTGCCCGGGGGCGGGGTGTGAAGATGCTGTGGCAGCATGACCCGGCCCAGCCGATAGGTGTGTGGGACGAAGTGCGAGAGGATGAAACAGGGCTTTGGGTCAAGGGCCGGTTGCTGACGGATGTGGCAAAGGGACGCGAAGCGGCGTCCTTGATTGCAGCAAGAGCGATTGATGGGCTGTCCATCGGCTATCGTACCCTAAAGGCCCGGAAAGACGACAAAGGCGGACGGCTTTTGTCAGAGCTGGAGCTTTGGGAAGTGTCCTTGGTCACATTCCCGATGCTTCCTGATGCGCGTGTGGGGCTCAAGGGGGATGACCCCGCGGAAACTGCAATGCGCGAGATGGCCGCGGCATTTGAGAGTGCGCGCCAAATGATGGCGCGGGACTGAGCCCGCCCGAGACAGATCAAAGGAAGATTGATGCGTAAGACCGAGAACGATTCTCGGGCCGGGGAAGATGTGTCTCCTGCCCAGGAACTGAACGCCGCAATTGTCGGGTTCATGAGTGATTTCAAAGACTTTTCCCACGGCGTGAATGCCAAACTTCAAAAACAGGATGACCGGATGAACAAGCTGGACCGAAAGACAATGACCAACGCCCGCACGGCACTTGCCCAGGCGGCATCGGCGGATGCGCCACATCAGAAGGCCTTTGCAGCCTACTTGCGTTCTGGTGAAGATGATGCGCTGCGCGGCCTTGAGATGGAAGGCAAGGCGCTGGGGACTGCGATCGCTGCGGATGGCGGTTATCTGGTCGACCCGCAGACCGCGGACACCATTCAGAACACGCTGTCTTCGACGGCCTCGATCCGGTCGATTGCGAGCGTCGTGAATGTGGACGCGACATCCTATGACGTGCTGGTGGATCATTCCGAGATGGGCGCCGGCTGGGCGACCGAGGCGAGCGCCGTTACCGAAACGGATACGCCGAAGATCGAACGGATTTCCATTCCGCTGCACGAGTTGTCGGCGCTGCCCAAGGCATCGCAGCGTTTGCTGGATGACAGTGCCTTTGACATCGAAGGCTGGCTGGCAGGCCGGATCGCGGACAAATTTGCCCGTGCCGAGGCCAATGCGTTTATCGATGGCGATGGCATTGATAAGCCGACCGGATTGTTGAGCTATGGCACCGTGGCCAATGACAGCTGGACCTGGGGAAGCCTTGGCTATGTGCCGTCTGAAACCGCCGGTGGCATCACCCGTGCCGACCCGATCATCGACCTGGTCTACGCGCTGGGGGCAGAGTACCGCGCCAATGCGACCTTCGTGATGAACTCAAAGACGGCTGGCCATATTCGCAAGTTGAAGGACAACGACGGGCGATTTGTCTGGGTGGATGGCATCGCCGTTGGAGAACCGGCGCGCCTGCTGGGATACCGTGTGCTGATTGCCGAGGACATGCCGGATATTGCCGATGACGCCATGTCAGTGGCCTTTGGTGACTTTTCTGCCGGTTACACCGTCGCTGAGCGTCCTGACCTGCGTGTCTTGCGGGATCCGTTCTCTGCCAAACCGCATGTGCTGTTTTATGCCACCAAGCGCGTTGGCGCTGCGGTGAGCGATTTTGCCGCGATCAAACTGCTGAAATTCGCGATCAGCTAAAGCTGTGTCGTGATGCGGGTGCTGCTTTCGACAAGCGGCACCCACCCCCGGACGCACATCAGGACAATCCTCGCATTGTCTAGCAGTTCCCTTTCGTCCGAGCAATGCGGGGGGCGGGTGCGTCCGGGTTCAATCAGCCGATTGGCCCAAGAGTTTCGGAGTAATTCCATGATGTTAGTCGAAGAGACCACCGTGCCTGTATCGGCGCTTCCGGTCGCTCAATTCAAAGACCATTTGCGCCTGGGGTCGGGGTTTTCCGACGATGGAATTCAGGATCCGGTGCTGGAAAGCTATTTGCGCGCGGCCTTTGCGACGATTGAGGCACGCACCGGCAAAATCCTGATCGAGCGTGAGTTCAGCTGGACCCTGACGGCCTGGCGCGATGCCCGCTGTCAACCCCTGCCGGTGGCGCCTGTCAACGCCGTTAGCGCCGTGACGCTGCTGGATAGGCAGGGGCAGGAAACCGCAGTTGATCCCGATCGCTGGTATCTGGAGCCTGATATGCAGCGTCCGAGTTTGCGGCCCTCCGGGAGCAGCTTGCCGGCGCTTTCGATGGGTGGCTCTGTGCGGATTGGCCTGTTGGCGGGGTTTGGTCCTGAGTGGGGCGATTTGCCTGCTGATCTGGCGCAGGCCGTCATGCTGCTTGCTGCCCATTTCTATGAAGTCCGGCACGAGGTCTCACGCGCGACACCGGCGATGCCGATGGGCGTTTCTGCCCTGATCGAGCGGTACCGGACCGTCCGCCTGTTCATGGGTGGCCACGTATGACCGCACCGCAGCTGAACCGCTCACTGGTGCTGGAAGGCCCGGTGAAGATGGCCGATGGCGCAGGTGGCTATACCCGCAACTGGGAACCGCTTGGCGTGCTTTGGGCCGAGGTCAAACCCGGGCCCGGACGAGAGAAGGCGGAAACGTCTGCAACGCTGTCGCGCGTGCCTTACCGCATCACCGTGCGAGCCGCCCCCTATGGAGCGCCGTCGCGCCCCGTCGCAGGGCAAAGGTTTCGCGATGGTGCGCGCCTGTTCGAGATTTACGCCGTGGCCGAGAAAGACCTCCGGGCGACCTATCTGACCTGTTACGCGCAAGAGGAGGTGGCCCCATGAGTTATGGCGTTGCTGTGGCCCTGCAGCGGGCGGTGTTTGCCCGGTTGAGCGCAGATGCTGCGCTGGCTGATCTGGTGGGCACCGAGATTTACGATGCATTGCCGACAGGCTCATTGCCGCCACTTTATGTGGTGCTGGGGGCCGAAGAGGTGCGGGACGCCTCGGACCAGACCGGCGGAGGGGCCTGGCACCAGTTCACCGTCTCGGTTGTCACCCAAAGCGCGGGTTTTGCCACGGCAAAGGCGGCGGCGGCAGCGGTCAGTGATGCTTTGGTCGATGCGCCGCTGGTGCTGGATCGCGGGGCGCTGGTGTCGCTGAACTTCTACAAGGCCAAAGCTGCCCGTGTGGGCACTGGTGCGGTGCGCCAGATCAACCTGATTTTCCGCGCCCGCGTCGCGGATGACACGTAACCCACCCTGAATTTGAGGAGTAGGCCAAATGGCTGCACAAAATGGCAAGGACCTGTTGGTCAAGATCGACATGACCGGCGACGGTCTGTTTGAAACCGTGGCGGGATTGCGCGCGACACGGATCAGTTTGAATGCTGAAACGGTGGATGTGACCAGTCTGGAAAGCACTGGGGGCTGGCGCGAGTTGCTGGGCGGTGCGGGGCTCAGGACCGCTGCGATCTCTGGCTCCGGTGTGTTCAAGGATGAGGCGACGGATGAACGTGCGCGTCAGATTTTCTTTGATGGCGAAACACCGGATTTTCAGGTGATCGTGCCGGGGTTTGGCACGCTGGAGGGGCCGTTTCAGATATCCTCGATTGAATATGCGGGGACCCATAATGGGGAGGCGACCTATGAGCTGTCGCTGGCCTCAGCGGGTGCGCTGACGTTCCTGGCACTGATCTAATGGCGAACCCCTGGTCTGGTGATGTGACCATCGTGATTGATGGTGTGTCCCATGATGGCAAGTTGACGCTTGGCGCATTGGCCGAGCTTGAAGCAGCGGTCGGTGCGGGGTCATTGATGGATTTGATCCGCAGGTTTGAGGGTGCGGAATTTTCGGGGGCGGATGTGATGGCCGTCGTTGTGGCCGGATCGCGCGGCGGTGGCTGGACCGGGACGGCGGCGGATCTGATGACGGCCGAGATTGCAGGCGGTCCCGTGGGGGCGGCGAAGGCGGCAGCGCTGCTGCTGGCGCGCGCATTTGCCGTGCCGGAATAGCGGATGGACTGGCCGGGACTTTTGCACGCGGGGCTGCATCAATTGCGCCTGACGCCGCCGGTATTCTGGGCGCTCACCCCTGCGGAATTGCAGATCATGCTGGGTGCCGCCGGTGCCATGGCCCCGATGGGCCGCGCACAGTTTGACGCCCTGCTGCATGATTTTCCTGACGACACGAAGGACAAGAATGATGGATGACATCGACAAGATTGAGGCGCTTGAAGCCGATGTGGGGGCGTTGGAGGCGGCGATTGGCGATGCTGCGGTCATGACGGCGGCATTCGAGGATCAGTTGCGCAATGTGCAGGGAGCCTTGACCGACACGACACGCGATCTGGGCCAGTTGGAGCGCGGGTTCTCGCAAGGGTTGCGGGCGGCGTTTGATGGGTTGGTCATGGAGGGGCGCAGCCTGACCGATGTATTGAGCGGCCTGGCCGGGAAGATGGTCAATACGGCCTATGCGGCGGCTGTCAATCCCGTGACAAATCAACTGGGCGGACTGCTTGCAGAGGGGCTGAATTCAGCTGTTTCCGGCTGGATGCCCTTTGCGGAAGGCAGCCCTTTCAGTCAGGGGCGCGTGATGCCCTTCGCGAAGGGTGGCGTTGTCAGCACACCAACCACTTTTCCGATGCGCGGTGGCACGGGCCTGATGGGCGAAGCCGGGCCAGAGGCGATCATGCCGCTGGCGCGCGGCCCGGATGGGCGGTTGGGCGTGCGCGGGGCGGGCGGTGGATCGGTGACGATCAACATGAATATCTCAACCCCTGATGTGCAGGGGTTCCAGCGCAGTCGCGGACAGATCGCGGCGCAGATGGCCCGGGTCATGGGCCGCAGCGAACGCCACAGGTAGGAGCCGATATGACTTTCCATGATGTGAGATTTCCCGCCTCCTTGAGCTTTGGCGCCCTTGGCGGGCCGGAGCGACGGACCGAGATCGTGACCCTGGCCAACGGCTTTGAGGAGCGCAACACACCCTGGGCGCATGGTCGCCGGCGCTATGACGCCGGGATGGGCCTGCGATCCTTGGACGATATTGAGACGCTGATTGCGTTCTTTGAGGCCCGTCAGGGTCAGTTGATCGGCTTTCGCTGGAAGGACTGGAGCGACTACCTGTCCTGTCGTCCTTCTGCCGGAGTTGCGGCCTCTGACCAGCTGATAGCGGTCGGCGATGATGCCGTTGACGCCTTTCAGCTGACCAAATCCTACCGGTCCGGAGACGTGGTTTATCAGCGTCCGATTACCAAGCCGGTGCCCGGTTCTGTTCGGGTTCAGATCGGGGGGGATCTGGCCCAGGAAGGTGTCGACTACGAGGTGGATGAGAACAGCGGTTTGCTGACCTTTGCCTCGGCGCCCGATGCAGGTGCCGAAGTGCGTGCGGGGTTTGAGTTTGATGTGCCTGTCCGTTTCGACACTGATGCGATCATGACGTCTGTGTCCGGGTTTCAGGCCGGCGAGGTGCCCAATGTGCCGGTGGTCGAGGTGCGGCTATGA